CTATGTATTGAAGCCGCAATTGTAATGAATAACGAATTGGGCGGCGATATGTATGCCGCTAGAACTCCAAAACATACCCAGTTTGTGAATTGGGAAGACGTGGATGAAGGCGGCGTAAGCGCAAGAACGGGATGGTATCCCGGAAAGGTTATGAAAGTCATAATCGAATGGGTTGACGAAAGCGAAGCCGATCCGAAAAACTTTGAGACGGTATAGCAAATATCTGTGGGGCGGGTGGCGCAAATGGTAGCGCAGCGTCGCTAGGCGCGGCTGGAGGTTCAAATCCTTCCCCGTCCACATTCCCCGCCGTACCTGAAAGTATGGCTAAATTATCACAGACTAATAGTCTACGATATAAGCGGCGGGGTCTAACAAAGCGTGAACCCGACAAAAACTAGAGTCGGGCAAAATTATCAGGTTCGGCGTTCCCCGTTTTTGCGGGTTACGCAAACCGTTGGAAGGACTCTATGTACAAATGTATTTTGTGTGAGCAAGACCTGAAAGAAGCCCCGACTGACGATTTTTGGTTTGGGGTGTCCACTCTGAAAGGTATCCATTATCATTGTGTAGATCACCTTGCAGATGTTCTCGCGGCAATTAGACAAAGCCTTCCAACTACGAATGCAGTGGATTTGCTAGAGTCGCCCGAGAAATCAGCGAGTCTGGCAAAACCCGCAAACCACTAATTCAAGTACGTTAGGCGCTTCGTTGCAAAATGAAGTTGCGAAGGAGAAATAAAAAAGATGGACGAACTTCTTGCCCTAAAAGCACAATTGAAAATGATTGAGTTCTCAGCCGAAAAATGGCAATGTTGTCCTGTGTGTGGCGGAAACCAGCATCATGATTCGGCGTGTACTTTAGCCGCCCTGATTTACCCTGATTTTTCAGAGAGTTATAAGCGCGAGACTGGCGGCGATACTGCCATAAATGCAATGCTCTGGCAGGTAAATCATGTCGAGGAATATAAGTTTCTAAAATTAGAGCGCGCCTAACACAGCGTGCACCTGACGCGGGTGGGCGGTGGTCACAATCGGACAGGTTGTGACCACCCGCGCAGGTAACGCAAACCGTTAGGCGCTTCGTGCGCGGAAATGGAAACAAAAATGATTGACGTTTGCGATGTTATCCACCACGAACCAACGGGTGAAGATTGGGTCGTTGCTGCCGTTGACGGTGACAAGTTGTATTGGTGTGGCTATCCTTTTGGTGGCTTTGCCAATTTGGAAGATTGTAAGCTGGTCAGCAAGGCGAGCGATGAGCAGCGCGAAAAACTGCTTAATAAGTTGGCCGAAATGACCTGCCACGTAAGGCCAGTAATTATGGCAAAAACGCGCCTAACACCGGTTGCAGCGGACACGGCGCAGCCGGTTGGCGTGCAAGTTTCAGGGCTTACGTCTGATGGCGATGTTTTACCGCCGTGCCGCTAAACCAAGCCGTTAGCCCGCTCGGAGGTAATATGCTTTTTCGCTACAAGATTGAATCGCACGGTGAAATAATTGTCGGGTATGGCGGCATTGCAAATATTCGCGTCAGCATAAAAGAGGGGTGTTTGCGCTCTGTTCCAGCCCCAATATTAAGCGGGCTAACAAAGCGTGCGGTTGACCGCCTTTGGCGTAGGTTTGTGCAAGTGTTTTCCAAAGTTAAGTTATGGTTCGCGGAGTTGTTCCGCTAATTCGGCGGCAACTAACGCAAACCGTTGGGCAGATACCTTATGGCAAAGAAGAAGCATAAAAACGTAGAAATTGAACAAATCCACACTTGGCTAAATATGTGGCTAAAGACGCTTGGCAAAGAAGAATCATATTGGGATGGTGTGTGTGCAAGTGAATGTCATGTAGCCTATGGTATGGTTATAGGCGATGGAGATAGTTTTATTAATTGGCTTTCGGCTAATTGGGAAAATCTGCCCAACAATGCGTGCACTGGACAATTGGCGTAAGGAGAAAATAAATCATGTTGCTGAAAATCTACGAACTCATAAAGAAAATCGAAGGCGAAATTGGTAATGATGCAACTGTCAGGTTATCCGCTGGCGAAGGTACGTTTATCATCAGGGTTGATTGGTGGGATGATGACTTCCACGCCATGCACCATTTCAGCAATACGGAACTGGCGCAAATTGTGGATGATAGTTTGCCGTTGAATTACTTTGTTGAGTATTGCAAAAAAGAATATGCCCGTAAAAAGAGCGCGGGCTAACAAATCGTGCAGGCGACAAGGGCAGGCGGTGGTTGTCTACTGCCAAAGTTATACCGCCCTTGCGCCTAACGCAACCGTTGACACGTACGCGGGGAGGTGGTATCTTCGCTTGTGGCGCACTGATTGGATGCCCCCCTCATCCCGTCTTTGCGCCGAGAAAACCCCATTGAAAGAGACGTCCATCTGGTACCGGTGGGCGTCTCGCTTTTAATTACAAAACTCTACTATTCCTATTGTTTGAATTGACTCAATCGTAATATTGTGCTATCTTGATTTTGGCCGTCCCGCATCCCTGATTGCGGACGGCCAGTCTTTTAATACAGGGATGCGGGACACGCAAGGAAAAGATGATCTCTCTTGACGCGATAAAAGATTTCGGACCGTGGGCGATTTTCAGTTGGCTGGTGTTGGCGCAACTGGTGATCCCGCTTGCTACAAAGATGTTGCCTGCTGCCCAGCGGCGCGCGGTGGTAGTGGAAGATCGCAAGTTGGATATTGAAGATCGGCGCGTGGATGAGTTGGCGAAAATTGCAGACGCGGTGTTGGTTAGCAACGAACGCATGGCGGCTATCGAGAAGAGTGTGGATATGTATGGCAGTGGTCACGGGTTGATTGTTTCAAATCAGGCTGAAATTATTCGTGTGCTCGGGGAAATCACAAGGTACGTAGCTATCAGGGAAGATCGTTTTGCTGGCGGTCGCGAAGTGCGCAAGGATATGTGATGGTTGCGAAAAGAAAGCCCAAGGCGAAAGCCAAAGGCAAGAAGGGGGGGAAAGGTGGTAATCAAAATGCGCGCAAGCATGGCCTGTACGCAAAAAATCAACCGCCGGTTGACCCTGCGGTAGCGATTGGGGCGCAACGACGCGAAGCCATTTTAGATAAGATTATTTTGGACTTGGATGCGCTGTATTGGACGCTAAAAAAAAACGAAGAAAAGTTCCAGTGCGTCAATTCGATCTCGAACGCGGTCACATCCGCGAACGGATGCCAGCGGACGGCGGCGCTGGTCTCGGGCAAGTTGACGATCTTGAACGAAGCCATTGAAAGGTTGTTGAACGAAGATGATCCGTATGATGCAAGTACCACTGTCGGGTGATTTTCTTTACCGTAAGGTAAAGGCTCGATCCTGGCGTAACCCGGAAGAATGGGCACGCCTGAACGGTGTTCACCTGCGTCCGTACCAGGTGGAAGTGGTGTGCGCTATTGTGGACTCGGTGGTGAATAAGCGCGGCCTGACCTTTGTTGTCGTCCTGCCGCGGCAAAGTGGCAAGAATGAATTACAGGCGCACTTGCTGGCATGGATGATGTTTCGCTTTTCTCGCAAGGGGGCGCGCATGGTCTCGGTCTCTCCGACCTTCAAACCGCAAACAATCAATAGTATGGATCGTGTGCGCGCGTCGCTGGATCGCAATTCTGTGACGATGGGCAATTGGCGCGCGTCAAGCGGCTTTGTGTACAAGTATGGACAGTCTCGCTTGCAATTCTTTTCCGCTGATCCTTCTGCGAAAGTGGTCGGCGCTACGGCTGACATGGTGCTCTCGGTGGATGAAGCGCAAGACGTGGCAATCAATAAATTCGATAAAGATTTTGACCCGATGACGGCCTCCACAAATGCTACGCGCGTCTTTTGGGGTACGGTCTGGACGGCGGATACCTTGCTGGCCAGGCAAATGCGGCAAGCCAAGCAGGAGCAGGAGCGGGATGGCATCAAACGGTTGTTCATATACAGCGCGGAGGATGTCCGCAAGTTGGTGCCTGAATATGGTCTGCACGTGGATCGCGTCGTCGCTGAAAAAGGGCGGCAACATCCGCTCGTGAAGACTCAATATTTCTGCGAAGAAATCGACGCGCAAGCCTCCATGTTCCATCCCGGTCGGCGCGCTCTTATGCTTGGTGATGAACCGGCGCGAGAAACGCCCGGCGGGGCCGGCGTACCGTACGCGTTCCTTTTGGATGTGGCCGGGCAGGATGAAGCGAGTATGAACCTGGACGGCTTGGGCAACCCGGGGCGAGATAGCACTACGCTCTCTATCGTGTCCGTGGATCTGAGTACGTTGGCGACACTGCAAGCGCCTACATACCGCGTGGTCAAGCGCGTGGCGTGGACGGGGCTCAATCATCTGGATGTGTTCGGACAGATAAAAGCCATGGCTGACTTGTGGCTTCCTATGTACCTGGCCGTGGATGCTACCGGAGTGGGGGAGGGGATGTGGGCATTATTGGACAAGTCGTATCCTGGGAAAGTGCTTCCGGTGAAATTCTCGCAACAAGTGAAAAGTGAGATTGGTTGGAAGTTTCTTGCCATCATCGAAACCGGCCGCTTTCGAGATTGCTGTTCGACTGCGGAAGTGGATGAACAGTATCTGAAGTGTCAATCTGAAATACTACCAGGACCTGCGAAAACCCTGCGTTGGGGCGTGAAGGATGGAACACGCGGCGCGGATGGTCAGCTTGTGCATGACGATTTTGTATTGTCCGATGCGTTGTGCGCGGTGCTGGATGATCTGAAATGGTCGATCTCGTTTGAAACGGTATTGATCCATCCCGAAGACCCGCTGAAGCAGATGGATAGGAATTACTGATTATGACACGAATTACAGAAGGACCTGCGCCCAAGAGTCGGATTGTTTTCATTCAAGAGAAAACCCCTGGGTTTGGTGCGGGTGTTTCCGGTTCGTCTGGTCACTTTGTCACACTTAGTGGAGCGCGCTGAACGCGTCCCAATCAACCGCAGTATGCGGTGAGAGCGAAAGGTGCGATGGAAAGGCATGGCGGTGGCGGTGGCTTTCAGAATACCGGTTTGACCGGCTTTGAGTATCTGCTCTGGTTGAAACGGAGGCGTAAAGGTTGGACGGGACCGAAACCGCCGCAAGGCGTGGTGTACTGCAAGCCGATCCCGAAGTTTTGAGTTTGGAGATATTGGATGAGTCAGGCTGAAACCGAACAAATCTTTTTGATAGGTCAACAGTGGAACGGTCTATATCGTGACCGCTACGCGTATGATCGTCAAACACTGTTGGAGAATGCCCTGTTTGCGTGGCGGCTCAATCCGCTGGCGCGCCGGTTGGCGAATTTGTACAAGATGTACAACGTGGACGGTGTTGAATTTCACTGCGACCATGTTCCTACGCAAACCTTTCTCAAGGAATTTTGGAATCATGACCTGAATCAAATGGACGATATGCTCGAAGAAATTTCGAATGAATTGTTTTTGACGGGCAATCTCTTTCCGTTGTTTTCCGTGGATGGTTCGGGCATGACCTACGTCCGTATTTTTCCGACCGACCAGATAGACGAGATTATCACGGCGGATAACGACATTCGTCAGGAAACGATGTATACCACAAAGACGATGGGAGACCTGGCGGCGCGTTCATTCGTGAACCCGCGCGGTCTGGTGTCGTCGCTTACGCCTAAATTCATGGAGCATTACGTCATCAACAAATTGGCGGGTGTGGTCTGGGGTGAAGGCGAGATATGGTCTGATCTTCCGTGGTTGGGACGATATGCGACCTGGCTCGAAGACCGTGTTCGTCTCAATCACTTTCGCAATGCGTTCATGTATGACGTACAAGGGGATTTCAAAAATGAGGAAGAACGCAAGAAGCGCGAACGCGAGATAAACGCCAACCCGCCCCGGCCTGGGACGGTGAATGTACATGGTTTGAATGAGATTTGGGGCATTCTTTCCCCGACTCTGGATGCCTTCGATGCTTCGATGGATGGCATGGCGATCAAAAAAATGGTGGCGGTCAACCACGTGCCGATGCACTACCTGGCGGAAGGGGAGTCGTCCACGCGCACCACATCGGATGCGGCGGGTACGCCCAGCTTCAAAGCGTTTGAAAATCACCAGAAGATTTTCTTGAAGATCGTCAAGAAAATTTTGGAGATAGCGCGTGCCCGGCGCGCGGAGAAGGATAGCGCAATCAGCAAGGATGCGTTGATCGAAGTCACCGCGGCGGATGCAACCGAACGCGATAACGCTGGCCTGGCGCTGGCCACCGGTCAGATCGTGGCGGCCATCGGTGAATTATTCGATCGTGAATTGATTGACGAGCGCGAGTACCTGCGCCTGGTGTATCGCTTCTCGGGCGAGAGTATGAGTGCGGATACGGTAGTGCCGAAGGGCAAGCGTAGGCCGATTGTCCAGCCGGGCCGGCCTGCGCCGCAAGGCGGTTTGAAAACTGACGCCGCGACCGGCGAGGTACAAACTCCCAAGAGTGCCGGATGAACTTGAAGATGTGGCGACGGCATGCAGACGATAGTTGTCCCTCCTGCCTGGCGTTGGATGGGCAAGTGCATGATGAATATGAATGGATGCACTTTGGCGTTGAGCCGCGATCGTACCGATTGTATTGTCAGCACAATTGCAAGTGCGGCTTTACGCCTGTGGGTGACCTGCCGGAAATGGGTGACTTGTCCAGTGTTCCGCTTCGTTTGAAAGAGGAGTTTCGCATGAGTAATCCACGAAATACAGAATTGCGCTTCGATAGTTTTAGTGAGAGCGCGCCGACCAAAACCGCAAAGGGATACGAGATACTTTGCATCCACCCGTCGCAAGCGAACGGCTGGCGTTTTTCTGAGGACGTTTTGAAGAACGCGGTCAAGTACTTCGATGACGTGGAATGTTTCGCTGATCACAACGTGATGGGTGAATCGGTTCACGACCTGGCTGGCGTTTTCTACAATCCCCGTTGGGATGAGAGTCGGCCTGGAATTGTGGCCGATCTGCGTCCTGCCGGGCCTGCCGCCGATCTATTGCGGATGTATGCCGACGAAATGTTGAGTGACGAAGACCATCACCCGAACATGGGTTTCTCGCCGGTCATCATCTTCACAGCGAAAGGCGAAGACGTGGAGAATATATTGCGTGTCCGCTCTGTGGACATGGTAATCAATCCCGCGTTCAAGACAAAATTCATCGCTGAGAAATTTCAGCAAAGGAGTACTACTACGATGGAAAAGAAAATCGAACCTGTGGCGGATGTTGTCCCGGAAGAGACCATTGCCGCCATGAGAGAAATCACCGGCGCGCAAGCTGAAATCACTGCGGCTGTACAGGGCGCGAAGGAAACGCATTTGGAAATGTGTTCCAACCTGCTGAACACGGCCCTGGATGCGGCGAGCGTGGATCTGCCGGATGCGGCACTCAAGATGATCCGCGAGCGTTTCCAGAACAAGACCTTCAAACCGACCGAGTTGAAGGCGGAAATCGACTCGTTCAAAAATGCCTTCGTTCAGCAATCGGCGGCGCTCTCGATTGTCGGGCCGGCACAGGTTACCGGGATGTTCAACTCCGGCGACCAACTGCAAGCGGCCATGGATGACCTGTTGGCCGCGCCGCGCGAGAAGGGCGCCGAGTCCCTGAAGGTGCATCGTTTCTCCGGCATCCGTGAAGCCTATCTCATGTTGACGGGTGACTATGGCTTCGTGGGTGACGTGGAAGAACGGTTGGCAAAGTTTCAGGGCACGACTGCCAACTTCCCCAACCTGGTCGTGAATGCCTTGAATAAGGCGGTAGTCGCCAACTGGAACATGCTCGGCAAGGCCGGTTACAACTGGTGGGAGAAGATCGCCACCGTTGAACCGTTCGAGAGTTTGCAGTCCATCACCTGGCTTCGGTTGGGTACGATTGCCAGTCTCCCGACCGTGGCCGAAGGTGCGGAGTACACCGAACTCGCCCTGGGCGACAACGGCGAAACGTCCACCTTCATCAAGTACGGTGGTTATCTCTCGTTCACGCTGGAAGCCATGGATCGCGACGACACGCGCAAACTGCGTGCGGCTCCGCGCGAGATTGCAAGCGCGGCCATTCGCAACATCAGCGAACAGATTGCGGCTATCTTCTCGGCGTCGTCCGGGGCTGGCCCCACTCTTGCGGATGGCGGCGCGCTGTTCAATGCGACGGCCGTCACCACCAAAGGCGGGCACGCCAACCTGTTGACGACCGCCCTCGGCACGGATTACACGGCCTGGAACACGGTTGCGGCGGCCATGTACAACCAGCCTTTGCTGGTTGCGAATGCCGCGGGTGACAATGTGCTGACCTACGGCAAGAAACAGGCGCTCGAACCGACCATCTGCCTGGTGCCGCGCGCTCTCAAAGTGGCGGCGGAAGCGTTGTTCATCCCGCGTTGGGATGTTTCTGGTTCCATTCCCGCGACTACGGCTGTGACCTGGGGCGGGCGGGTTGATCCGGTGACGGTCCCGGATTGGACAGACGCCACGGATTGGGCGGCCGTGATTGATCCGGCGCTCCTGCCGGGCGTGATGATCGGTACGCGTTACGGACTGATCCCGCAAATCATCCTGGCGGGTGAACAGACTAACCCGGCCATGTTTATGAACGATGAAAGCCGCTTGAAGGTACGTCACTTCCTGGCGACCGGCATCGGCAACTGGTCGGCGTTGCACAACAACCACGTCGCGTAAGTGTGATGATTGTATTCACCCAAAGGGTGAACTCTCGTTCACCTTTTGGGATTTAGTCTGTTTCGACTTACCATGAGTTGAAGCAAGAGGAGATTTGTCATGGGTTACGTAAATGATACGCATATGGCGCAGTACATCCCGCCGAACACATTTCACTGTGTGACCGGGACCTGGACGGATGTCGCCGGTCAGGTGTCTGGGACGATTGCGCGGCATAAGGCCGCGACTGCGGAAACATCCACCATCAATATTCCGATTACGATCCCTTCCAACGCGTCCGTGTTGAAGGGTGCGAAGTTGAAGTACGTTGAAGTGGATTATGAAATTCTGGTGGCGGCCTGTACGTCCTGGACGATGAGCATCGTCAAGGTGGTGCGCGGCGCGGATACAGTGGTGGCTGTGGTCTCTGCTCCGGCTGGGACGCAACTGCTGACGGCGGCCACGACTGCCGCGACGGTTGACCAACATCGTGACCGCTTCACGCTGACGACTCCGGTCTATATCGACGATGACGAGTATTACTTTCTGAAAATCGTTGCGATTGCCGCCGCCTCTACTACCATTGACCTGCTCTCGGCGGTGGCGTATTTTGATGAAAGGTTGTAACGATGGCCGAAGAAATCAAAATCCCTGCGCAAGTGTTGGCGTTGGCCGAGCAGTCTGCGACCGAACGCGTGCCGCATCCGAACCCGATTGCCTGGAAGGAATATCCGGACAAGTGGGTGGTGGTCTTTGAGGATGGTCGTAAGATGACCTTTGGTAAAGACGAAGCGAAGGCGAAGTCTGCTCCTGCTCCGAAGGCCAAGCCTGCGAAGTCTGAGACTGCGTAAGCAGTTTTGGAAAGCGTCGTACCCGGCAACGGGGCCGGCACGAGAAGTTCAAACCAAGAAAGTGAGAAAGTATGTCTAACCTGCCTCCTGTTTTGAAGTCGCGCAAGTTTTGGGCGGCTGTCATGGCCCTGGCGTTGGTGTTGCTCCGTTCGTTTGTTCCCAACTTTCCGATTACAGATGAGCGGCTGACCGAGATAGTGTACGTGTTGATCTCGTACATCATCGGCACGGGTCTGTCCGATATTCGCGTTGCCAGCGCGAAGTAGGGTGTCTCTCCTTCTCCCGAAGCCCCTGTTACCGAAAGTAACAGGGGCAGGGAGCGCGGCAAATGGCAGGGATGGTAAAAGGCTCGACTGATCGAAAACGCCCCGTCCTGGGGCTTCTGTGAGGTTTTTAGCATCCTAAAGGATACGGTGTACCTATGTCTGATAGTTTGACGACCATCATCAGTAAGGCACAGGCGACCCTGCTCGATGCGGGGACGCGTTTTACTACTGCGACCCTGACGGCGGCTTGCCGGTTGGCGCTCACGAAGTTCAACCTGCGCGCGCCGCGTTCGGCTGGGACGTTGGAAGACGTGGTTGCCAGTCAAAAGGAATATGTTCTGAGCGGCACGGACTACGCGCGCTTGATCTCGATCTCGGATGTTCTGTTGTGGGATGCGTATGGCGACGATCACGAACCGCTGGACCATGACCAATATTTTGAAGACGACGTGGCTGTGGTCCGCTTGCGCGTTGCGCGTAATGCCGGGGAGTTCCTGGTGGTGCGCTTCACCGAAGCGTACACGGTCAACGGGTTGGACAGTGAAACCAGTAGTACGCTCCCGGCGTTCTTCGATCCAATCTTGTTGGATGGCGTGTGCTATTTTGCGTTGACCATCCGGGATGTGGGTGTGGCGGAAACCTACAAACTGGATCCCAACGCGCCGCGCAATTACGATGAATTGAAAGTGGTGTTCGGCGCGGCATTTGAAGAAGGTTTGAAAACTGCGGCGGGGCGCAAGCCTGCGGTGGGTCAACCCGACACGCGCGCCTGGAATGATGAATGGCATAATTCGAATGTGTGGGGATAAAGTATATGTTGAGCATTGATCCGATCTTGTCTACGGCCATGTTGTATGGTTCCGGTGAACCTGTGATACAGGCCGTGGTGAATGGCGTTACGTATGACGTGCGGCGCTACCGTTGGGATAACCTGGCTTTGGATATCGAGATTCAGGGTGTGGTGGCGGCGGTCAACCAGGACACATTACTGCTCAAGCGCGGCATGCAAGTGGCGGGAGTCGATTACCTGGTGAATGTGGGAACGTTCTTTATCGAAAGTTTTATGATTACGCCTGCGCAAACCAGTCGGATAAAAGCGCATGCATTTCCGTCCGTGGCCTTGCAGGATTTGGGCGCTGGAAGCGCCACGTACAAGGATATTATGAACACGGTGGGGACTGCGATCGGTGTCACCTTCGATGCGTTGACCGGCAACTGGTGGGACGGTTGGGATGCGTTGGAAACGGGGCGCACGTTGTCTATGATCTCCTCCCGGTTGTTGCAAGGTGTGCTCATGTCACACCGGCGCGCGCATATGTTTCAGCGGCAGACGAAAATCCTGGTCAGTAACCCGGCCTGGGAAGCGGGGACGATTGCGTCTTCTGCGTACGCATTTCCCGAACAATATTCCGTTTTTGTGCGCGCGTTGCGTCACTTGATTATTTACACGTATGATGAAAACAACTTTCAATCGAGCGCATACTACAGTCCGCCCGCGCCTGCAACGGCGCCATCTATCAACATCGGTTATCTGCATTCGGGCGTGGGCGATCCGTCTCTGCTCGGTAAGGATGGCGGCGGGGAATTTTCTTTTGTGCAAATGCCCGACCTGGCTTTGGAGCAGGGGGAAGCGGTGACGATGGCCGGGTTTGCCGGAGTGCGCCGACTGAGTTTTATCGAGTACTTCAATTGGGGCGGCGCGCCCGCCTGGCGGCAGGTGGTGAGTGATCTGACCTGGCAAAGCAATACCGGTTCGGGGTATGGGCAAGTCCCAATTCAGGCTGTGGACGTGACCATCATCAATAACATCGAGAACATCGTTAACAACATCGTCAACAACACGATCAACAACATCATTCAGCAATTCTTCGAAGAGTACACCATCAATAATATCGGGAATACGGCGGATAAGGTGAATGTGAACACGGCGAGTTTTGGAATGTTGTTCAACTCCTCCCATGCCCTGGTGCAAGCGTGCCTGGATGTGTTGGATGATCATCAGCATGGTCCGATGACCTGGTATCTGTACGATAATTTTCAATAGGAGAATTGCATGGCTACTCCCAACACGTTGCCTATTTTTGTCAAAACGCCCGCGCTCGGCTCGGTGTTGATCTCGGCGGCGAATGCCAGCCGTACGGGAACGGGAACTATTTTGCAAGTCATCGCGGGGGCGGTGAACGGGACGCGCATCAACAAGATTTTCATCAAGGCGCAAGGCAATACCACCGCGGGTATGGTGCGCTTATTTCTCAAGACCAATCTGGGTGATTATCACCTGTGGAAGGAAATCAAGGTGACTGCGATTACTGCTAGTGCTATCGTCCAGACCTTTAATTTTGATATTTTATTGCCTGGTGAAAATGCTCTGGTGCTTCCCACGGGTTGGTATCTGTATGCCAGCACGGAAAAGGCCGAGATATTCATTGTGCAAGCGCACGGAGGGGATTACTAATGAGCGGCTTCAATCCTAATCCGTTCGCGTTCTGGTTTGGTGAAGGAAATCCGTTCGACCCGGCGACGCTTCCGACCGGCGTCGGCGCGAGTTACCCGGGGTTGGTGGTGACGAATGTGACCGATGGTACACAGGTCAATTATTTGTTCTATGTCTTCGCCGCGGGTGCGATGTTAATCGGGATTGCAAGCGATGGGACATTCAATGTCTTCGACGCGCTTGGCGTGTTGCAGGTGGGTTTCAACGCGCTGGGACAGTTCCTGGCGGCTGGCGGTAATTGGATTCTTGACGCCACTGGTTTGACGATCACCGGTGTACAATTTATTGAAAATCATACCGCAACAATAGGCGCATATGCCCGGCGTGCAAGGCGCGGCTTTCAGGAATTGTCCAGCAAGCCCGCCTATCTCATCGAATTTATCGATGATGCTGTGGCGGCAAATCTCATCACTATAAATGCAGACATCGAGACCGGCAGTCTGGCAACGGGATACTCGGCGTACACCAACTGGAGCGCGGACAACGTTCATCCGCACGCGGGGGTCTACTCTGCCAAAATTGAAATGAGCAACGCCAACGCACTCACTACAAACAAATACGCAGTGACGGCTGGCACTTCTTACCGCGTCACGTATTGGGCGGATATGGATTTCAACGCGGGCGAGGTATTGACTGGGCAGGCGAAATGGTACAACGCGGTTCCCACACTTCTCAAGACCGACACCATCAATGCCTCCAATGAAAAATATGGCTACCATCAGCGCCGGGTCACTCTGCTGGCTCCAGCAGGCGCAACTCAACTTGAACTGAACCTGTACCTATCCACAACGGGCGCGGCTGGGCATTACTGCTGGGTGGATGATCTGGTCGTCGAAGCCATCACGGAGTACGCCGCACTTCGCCTGAGCGACTCGGGTGTGGATTTGATGGATGAGTTCGGCGTCATTGCATCTTTCAGCGCGGGAAAGATGGACGGGATCGCCACCAAAGCGCCAAGTGGCACAGGTGCTATCACTGCCACGGAAGCCTACTGGCAATGGCATACGACGCGAAAAATCTTGTCGTTGTACGACGGTCAACGCGAGCGGGCGCTCTCTGCGATGGGTTGGTTGCCATACGCGTACCAGATTGGCGGTGGGCCGGCTGATGTATCTGCTTCAGGTACCAACCTGGCACTCAATGGCGGTGTGATGGCAACGCCAGTGAATCTCACTGCCAGCATGTTGCTGGAAAGCGTCTCGTGCTGGAATGGCGATACGTCCCTTGCGCGTGGGTGGAACTGGACGTTGTATGAGCAATATCTCAATAATGGCAATGCCGGTGAAAACACACTGACGTGTGTCGCGTATGGCACGGCGGCGGAGGTGTTCACTCCGGGCGCGGCCAGTCTGCGGACGATTGACGCGGCGTCGAAGCCCGCCTATCTGCCGCCGGGCCTGTATTGGCTGTGTATTCAAAACACGAACACGTCGCGCACTTTTGGATTAGGCGGTGTGGGCGTGGGAACGATGGGGCTCAATACGTCGCAATATAAAACGCTGGCGATCCCGCTCGGCGCTACGCTGGACTTTGTCGCGGCCACCTGGAGTACGGCAGGCAAGGTATATCTTGTTCGGTTGAATGGCCGTGTGTTCGGTCAAACCACATCGTTCTAAACCTAAAGGATATGGAATACCTAAAGGAGTCTCGCATGGAATATGAATTCAAAGACTTTCGTGTCATCCTGTCCGGCGACGAGCAGGTGGCGATAGCCACGATCCACGTCAAGCCATGGATCCCGGAAAACCCGGGCTACGACCTGGGTCAATTGACGTTGCGCGAGAAGGTTGTGGAGGTGGTCAAGTTTCCACAGCCGGAGAAGCGCGATGTGTTGCAGGAAATGATCCTGGGCCGGCATAAGAGCGGCTTGGTGGCCTACGTGGCCGGGTATCCCGAGCTGACGTCTCAAGATGTGATGAAAAAATATTGGGAGGACAAGCATCGCGACTTTATGGAGCGGGCGCGGCGCCGGGAACATAAGCAAATGCAAAAGGAGCTGGATCGCAGATAAGCAAGTCTCCCACCTGGCCGGATGGGAGACTCATTGGTCGGCCTGGGTCGCCCGTCTCCGGGTACGTGCAGGTCAACGTTCGTTTTGATTGTAGCACTTGTATAGATGGTTGTCTATGTGTGGTTCTGCGCGTGAGGCGTCATCCGCCGACTGAGGGGGATGGCTCTTGATCGTGCCCTGGCTCGGCTCGTGGGCGGAGTCGCAAGCGGTCGAGAAGGCGGGAGCGGAAGCAGTCGGCGCTCTGGTCGGCGGTGAGCGAAAACGCAAACGGAGTTTGCGCGAATTTTTTCCCCGGAAATAGGACAATCCCGTTGGATTATTGGCGGGGATTGTTGGTGGGCCGGCTGGCCAACGGCTGGCTTTAGCGGCGGCGCATTGTAAAGACACGCCCGCTAAAAACAACCTACTAAATCGGCGCGACTCGCGCCGTCCGCTGCAAGCATTGTTGGGCTTCTTCTTCGCTGATGATCCATTCACAACGAGGACAATACCCAACCCATGAGCGTTCTTCATCACGCTCTTCTGTTGCCACTTCGACATACTCACGCATTTCTAAAAATCCTTTATGACAATGCGGGCAATTCGGTTTTGGCATTACGTACTTTTGCGGGTGATACACCACGCGAATTTTGTTATTTTTCTTTTGCATGATAGAAGCCCAACGGTTTGCGTAACCCGCAGAAACGGGTTGTGCAAGACCCTTCAATTTTGCCCCGACGTAGTTTCTGTTGGGTTCACGCTTTGTTCGGCGTCGCTCCATCCGAAGAAGCGAATACCTTTATTCGTCCATCCGAAATCTTCGCCGTGATGTAATAACCAACTTTCAGCCTGCTCATAAGTTTCAAACATCGCTGGCTTCCCATCAAAACGCAAAAAATCTCGTAACCCAAAATCAATGATTGACCACATAGTCTATCCTTTCACGAAACGCCGAACGGCTGTTTTTAGCGGCGGTGTTCTTCCGTCCGCTGCAAAACTTTGTTAGCAAGCGAGGAAGAACGCAACGACCGCAAGACCATAATAAAATCTTCGCGCGCATCACCCGTAAGCAGAGCCAAGAACTCTTTGCGCTCACTTTCGGATGCGCGAAATTTTTTGATAAAGACAGGATCGGGAGCGGGCTTTCGACCTGCTCCTTTTCGTGAACCGCCGTGACTATTCACGCGCATTCTCAATGGCGTTTTCCAATAGAGATATAACAACCGATTTTTTTACAAATTTATTGTCACTATCAACCCATCGGCTACCAGATTCATTGGCGAGCATGTAAATGCTCTCAGCGCAATCGTTTACTGTGCCAGTTGAAATGTCGCCCCAATTCATGACATATTGGCTATCAATATTGTCTACGCAAAACTGATTGTTCATTTCAAACTCCTGTTTTTTGAATTGCTAAACCGTATTGTTTAGCGTGAAAACAGTATACCGTAATCAAATAGAGTTGTCAAGGTTTTTAGATCGCCAGTTTTCGAGCAACTTTGCTCCGCTTGCTAACATTGAGATTAGCGGCGGAGATCGTCCGTCCGCTGGTTGAGAGTTGGCCGCGTGGGAGGTCCGCGGCCTGGGGATTAGATGGCAGTTTTCATGCGTGACATGTGTACTGTTGCAATTCTGCAACATCCTGGCGGCGGGATCGCCTGCCGCCAGGCGGGGCCGGCTGGCTTACGCTTTGCCGATGATCTTCTTGGCGTAGTCGTATTGCAATTCTGGATTTTCGCCCAGGTCTGATTTGCCTGGACGCTTGGCGATTTCCACGCGCACGGCGACGGGGGCGGGGAGTTTGGTCTCTCCGAGTTCGCACGCATCGACGGCGATGATCGTGGCGAGGACCTCCGGCCAGATGCGGACACCGCTTTTGGTGTAGCGTCCGCCGCGCAATTTGTAGGCGTGTTTGCTATTCTGAAAATCGTGCATGACGGTATCAGCGATAAAGGTCTCGGTCGGGCCGGCTGGCGCGGGAGCGGCGGCGGCCTGCTGTAGGCCGGTGCGGATGGCGGCGATGTCGGATTGGATGGCGTCAATGTCGGCGTACATGTCGGCCAACTCGCGGCGCATGACGTCGAGTAGGGACATCATGTCTGCGCGAAATTGTTCGGCGGGGGAAAGTGTGGACGGGGTGGTCATGGAAAAATCTCCTGCCCGATATTTTTGGCCCTCGGGCGGGGGCGCGGATGAATTAGAGACTGAATTGTTTTTGGATCTCTGCCGTGTACTTGGCGGGGGAAAATTCCTTGATAGGTGTTGGGCGCATGAAATAACGCTCGCTGACCTGCAAGCAGGTGTCATAAATTGCACCTGTTAGGCCGTGCGTGATGCACTCGCCAACCACAAAGGCGTTGTCCTTCATAGTGAGCGGCGGGACGCATTCGAGAAAATAATAGTAATCGGCCAGGCTGATTTCCGTCCAGCCACGTGCTACTAACTGCGCGCTGGTGCTGGTTTTGAGTTCATCGTAGTATTTCAAAATCTCGTCCATGATGTTACCAATCCTGATCTTGATCTACTGTCTCGCGCTGGTCTGCGAGTTGCATCGCCATCTGCCAATCGAGCGGCAGAGCAATCGGCGCGGCTTTGTACAGGGTGGCGGTGTAATCGCCGTGTCCGCGGTGGCTGATATAGTAGCCTGCGCGTTTGAGTGGGTTGAGTGCGGCGGCGAGGGCGAGCGTGCCGGAACCGATATGTCGCGTGATGCCGGTCTGTGCATTGTACGACCAGTAGCAATCGTCGAAACAATCTGCGCACCAGGCGCGACTAAACTCGATGCGGGTCATGACTGCACCTCCGCGAATTCAACCCAGGTGGGGACGGTCGCCGCTGGCGGTCTGCCGAACATTTCGACAACCTGGCTACCCTGCGCAAGCCAGACGCACAGGATGGACGCAAACGGCACAGTTAGGTTGTAGCGACCTGGTACGCGGACCTCGGCGGTACGGGTCGCGCCGTTGGCGGAGTTGATCTCTACCACTACCTGGGCGGCGTTGTGGATGATCTGCGCCATGAGTCGGAGGCGGTCGTCAATATATGGGGCCGTGATGATCTGCGCGCGTGACCGATCGGACGGTGTGCAATTGCGGCAGGGCCGGGCGTAGCATTCACTGGTTGCAATCTCTTCACATTGTTTCATGACTATTCTCCTTTTTTGGTACCCGCGAAACGCTCGCGGGTTAGATGGTGTGTGACTTGCAAAACCTTTGCTCTTCAAACCGGGACCGGGTGGGCGGGCGACAACCTAAACCACTTGAGACGCGTTCAGTCCGTGGAGAGTCTCTACCGCGTGTGGCTGGCGGGCAACCCCGCCCAAGCCACACGCCCCCCCGACCTAGAGCAGGGCCGGCTGATGCGGGGGCGCAAACAACCAAAACGACTGACCGAGCCAGGAGACGAGGCGCGCCGGAACTGCGAGCAATGGAGGCAAGCCGCCCATGCCAGCGCAGGAGACCAGCACCGGGATGCCCTGCCGCAACGCGTGGCGGGCGACTTTGAGTGAGCCGATGCCAGGCTGGAAAAACACGGCCGCGCCGCAACCCACCAGGGCCGCGACCGAGCGAGCCATGAGCCGAGCGACCAGGGGGATGGAGAGTGGACCGCCAGCGAGCCAAGAGACAGGATGCCCGCACAACTGCACAGCCTGAACTGCCGAGCCTGGGAAAGAGCCTGCGCCAGATTGAGCAAATGCGGCGAACACATGAACGCAAGAACCAAAAGCCGCGGATTGAAAACTGATTTGATCTGCGCCAGTGGCACAGCCAGCATGAAGCACAAAGCCGGAATTGAGCAATGAGCCGGTGAACTGGACGCAAGCCTGCCCAGCGGGTGACGAATGAACCAGCGAGCGTGAGCCGCCGACGAGAACGGAAGAATTAGAGGGGATGGAGAACATGGCTATTTGACCTTGATATTGGTTTCGAGATATTTGGGTGTGGCTGATTTTGATGACCAATTGCAATGCTTGAAGCAATGGCGGGATGACGAATAACTGCCCACATAACCATATTGCAAAGCCGCCAAACCGACCTGGCGAAAGAGCGACCAAAAAACGAGATTGAACTGAACTGAACCGGGATTATAAAAACACATGGCAACCTGACCTTTTGGAATGGATTGAACTATGCCCCAATGATACTTGATTTATATAAATAAAGCAAGGGTGAGAAGATGAGGAGAAGATTAGAAAAACAGCGACCCACCCAGCCCGACGCGAGACGCGCAAACCCGACGCGGCCCCCAGACGGAGACCGGAGCCGCCTGCCCGATGGGTGGTTTGAATGGATGGATAGAAACATGCCCCGATTATGGTGGGGTAGTGGGTGAGGGCTGGCCGTGCAAGTGTGCGCCAAAAGTACTAATTGCGGTCAGATAAGGCATGGCAAAAAATGGGTTGTATGTCAACCGCATTTTTTGTCCATGTTACTTTGCGCAATTAGTTCTTTTGGACCGCTTGCACGAGTCCAGACCCATCCCACTATAATTACCCACCGGGGGCATGTTTACTGGTAGGTGTTGATCCCTGTGCGCGAATAGCGTGAGTACTACTACTAGCATCCCTTTATGAAATTGCGCATGACGGGCAGGCCGTGAGTGCTGGTGGACGTCCAGCACATCACGGCCTGAGCCGGGCGCGCAGGGTGTGGGTTTTGATCTGCGGCGTACCCGTCCGTCAAGAAAAGATTTGCTTGGCACGTACAAGAAAGTATGGCACGTTCAAGAACTGCATTGCTCTGGCTATGCCTTTACTTCCGGGCATAGCCGCTCTGCGTGGGTCTTTTCGCGTGCAGTTGTTGAAACGATGAGGAACGAAGGTTGCAAAGAAAAACCCCGATTGCTCGGGGCTTCTTTTACCTGATCTTCTTCGCTATGATGCGGATGGCTTCGCTTCGATTGGGACTGATGCGTTTGAGTGCGGCGATAGTCTCGTCATCGAGATAGTCGCCGTAAACTTTGGCGTTGGTGCCGATCACTTCGGTGGGACGGCCTAGTTTTTTGCCTTCGCCTGCGGTGCGCTTGCCTCCCCAAGTGTTCAACTTTCGAGTTTTGTATTTGATTTTTGCTTCGCTCAT